ATAATAGCCCCCTTTTGTTATAGAGACTTATCGGTTGTAATATATATATACATTAACATTATTATTTTCTTTAGTTTAATAGACTTTTGATATGTTTCGACTTGTATCGATATAATTATTAGATACACTTGTTATATGAAAGATCCCGAACTTTATACATTTCCCCCAAAACCGGAAAAAGAACCGGATAATCAGAAATTAACTGAGTTTATATCAAAAGAGGTTTCAATAATTTGTTACGCATATATCGAAAAAACAGGAAATAAACCTCCCCAAAATTTTATAAATAATATGATTTTCATGCTTCATAATGCTTATAATAAAAAAGAATTAATGGAGCATCATCAATGAACAGTGAACACGAAGAGCAATGTATTATTTTCGAATGGTCTAAATTTATGAAAGGGAAATACCCCCAATTGAATTTCATGTTTTCAACTTTAAACGGTATTAGGTTAACGATAGGGCAAGCAAAAAAAGCCAAGAGATCCGGAAATAAAAAAGGCATTTCTGACATTTGCCTCCCTTGGAATAATGGGAAATATTATGGCCTTTGGATAGAATTAAAAGCAAGCAAAGGCAAACCAACAAAAGAACAAAAAGAATTCATAGAATTTATGAACGATCAAGGTCATTATGCTGCCGTTGTTGTTGGAAGTACAAACGCAATAAAAATAATAAAACAATATTTAGAAAATGAACTTTAAATTTTAATGATTATAGTTTAAAGTGTCGAAGTCCGTCCTTGGACTCCGACTATGGAGAGAACGAGGCTTGCCCCTAGTGAAAAAAAGCAAGCCTTTTCTTTTTCTTCTTTAATATTCCGTATTTTTTATGTATTTGTAAATGGCAATGCGGCCCATTTCCGTTAGTATGCCAAAAAGCGAGCCTTTTAACTCCGCTATTTGATAAATAATGATATTTTTTATATTCTTCTTTTGAATTAATATAATTTATTATGTCTGAAACAATAAAAGGATCTATTCCTTTTGTTCTCCAATCTAGTGCAATATGCAATTGGTGAGCATCAGATACACGATTTAATTTCTTATCAATTTTATTATTTGAAACTGTGCTAGTGATAACAATATCAATATCATGTTTTTCTTTTGCATAATTCGCCAGATCCGCATAAATCATTATTAATGTTAAATGAAGTGTCAAAAACATTTTTTCATCTTCTTTGTGTTTAAAGTGTAAGTTCATATTAAGCCGGTTCCGATCCCTCTGCTCCTGTAGCTGTTACAAGAAAATTAAAAGTTAAGTGCCCACGCCCACCCGATCCGGCAACGCTTGAAACTACTTGGCCACCGGTTAGATAGCCACCGCCACCACCACCGCCGCCAAAGCCCGAGCCACCGTCAGCGCTTGCCGATGCACCACCACCACCACCACCGGCACTCCATAATCCACCGGTACCGCCTGATTCATCAAGGATCGCGGCAACATTTCCACCATTGGCATTTTTTCCACCGGCCCCACCGCTTATTGATCCTGTAGTTACGACTGTAATATTTGTATCATTTGCAGTTGTAAAAGCTCCGGCAGCGCCTCCGGCTGTAGTCGTTCCGTTAACGCCTCCCCCTGCTCTTGCGTAACCTGTCCCGATTTCTATCCCTGAGTAAGTCCCTGGAACTTCCTCAGTCCCTCCAGATCCAACTTTTATAGTATATGTTTGAGTGGGTACGACTGTAATACTTGCTTTAAAGTAAGCGCCACCGCCGCCACCGCCGCCACCAAAACCGGCAACATTATCAAAAGAACCACCACCGCCGCCGCCCCATGCGTCCATAGTTATTGCGTATGGATCGCCTAGTCCTGTAGCGTCCGGAGCTGTCCAAGTGTAAGTTCCTGATGTACTAATTGTATGTTGAACTAGTGAAGATGGTTTAGATGGTAAATAAAAATTTCCGGCCATGATATTTCCTTTAAGCTATGTCGCCATAAACTGTAATTAAAAAAGAACCTTGAGTGTCTTTCTTCGATGTTATATTAACTCTTAACAATTCATCTTGGAGAACGTCCTCGCCTCCAGTTAAAAAGGTTACGTTTGGAGATTCCGATCCTGTGGCATTTGTTCCGTCAGCGATTTCCGGTTGAATTGCCAAAAGAGTGAACCAGTTAACGCCGTTATCTGTTGATTTTTGAAGATCTATTTTTAAAGCTCCGTCAGCGGTTGACGTTGGACTTGATGATCCATTTAGTAATGTTATTTTACATTCTGTTAAGATAAGATCTGATGGCGCTCTAAAAGTTCCGACTTGTACTAGCTCCTCGGCTAGATAGTCATTGATATAACCCATTAACTCAAAGTTAAAAACCTCGACTTTTCCGGCCCCACCTTCAAGGCCATTTATTCTTGTTTCGTGATCGTCAAAATTATCTTTAGTTATTTGAAAAAGTCTTTTCTTTACTGCTTTTCCTACACTGATTAAACTATCTGGAATCGATTCAAAGGCCATGTTTTATCCTATTAAGTTGTTATATATTTGTGAATCATCGCTAACATCTGGAGTGAGCGCATCATCATCAACTATATATGAATTTATTATTTTTTCTTCATTTGTTGCAATTGAATAATCGCTTGCATCATCTTCGCAAATTACTGCAACTCTATTAAAAGAATTTCCCAAGTCGTTTATCTCCAAAGTAACATTTTCTAAATTATTTGTTATCTTGTTAATAATCCCTATTTTTTGATTATCTCCATTTCCAAAACGATCATATAATCTGTCTAGCTTTAGATAAATTTTACTGTTCAATTCTTTCAATGCCAAGTCCTGACCACCTTTGATTTTAACCGTTGATTGACTTAGCGAGTTATAAAGAGAATATCTTTCTGCTATTTCCTCAACATCAACACTATTAAATAAATGAATATCAATTTCTCGACTAGAAATAACGCCTATCATATCACTGACAAACTGATTATCGAATTCGTATAACTCAAAACTTTCACTTGCTGTGAATTTATCAACAAAGTATCTATATTTAGCGTGAATTGACTTAACAATTTCGTTTTTCGAATCAATGACAGGATCTCCCCTTAAATCATCGTCCTTTATTGCTTCAAGTCCTGTGGGAATATCACTTGTTAAGGCAAAATATTTAAAATCGTAATTGCTATCCATTATTAGTGAGCCTAAAACGCTTATATTGAGCAATTCAATGGCTTTCTTTATTGTGCTGTTGTCTTGTCCTATTCTTCTTGGAAGTGCTATAGAACAAAGAGCCGGAGCATCTAAAGAGGCATCTATAAAAGATTGCTCATTTATATTTGTTAATCCTGCATCACTAGAAATCAATTCTTTTATTGCCTCTGGAGCTGTTTTTATCCAAGTTCCGTTTTTTTCCATGCCTAGACAATTTACAGTTACAATTGATCCGTCCTTGATTATGTTCGGATTTTTATATTTACCTACTCCAGTTATTGAACTAGATGGATAATTTTCTCTTATTCTAACTTCCGTTTCTGTAACTGAAAGAACTTCATAAAAATCTGGATTCCCCTCGTCTGGAGATTGAATCCAATCCCTAGCACTTATTTCGCCTGTAGGATCTCCAGAAAAAACTCCAATTACATTTGATCCCGATGTGAAAATCAAGCTAGATTCAAAAGGTATTATTGGAGCAACATTTTTTTCAAAATCTTCTGATATGTTCAGGATCGCATTAGTGTCAGTGTTCGAAACTGTATAGTCTCTTGGAGTGAAAGCCTCAACGCCATCAATAAAAACTTGTGAGACTGAATTCTTCGTAACAACATCGCCGATTTCTGGTTTGCTTCCTTGCAAGTTAGATCTAAGGACAATAGTGCTTCCACTGACTCTCAATATTCTACTTTCTAGGCCATTTACATTTATTCTATCTGTCGCAACAAATTGCGATGGATCTGCAACATTAAACCTATTATTTTGTAATATTTCTGTAATTGTTGTTGAAGGCTCGGTCAGTTTGTGGCCAGCAATATGCCAATTCCGATTCTTTTTTCTGTAATCGATTCTAGGTTTTAAAGTTAAGGATTCATTTTGAAAAGATACCGGAAAATTATCATCTAAAACTAAAGTTTCGTTATCAGTAACATTTTCTATTGTTGCCCTGTATTCGACTCCGTTTTTATTTAGAATTATCTCGTCACCTTGAGAGGCTTCTAATAAAAAATTAGTTCCTATTCCTATAGCCTCTGGATCTCCAGTGTTGAAGGCTGTTATAGTACCAGTTAAGGGATAGCCATCTAAAATATTATCTACTGGAGTACACTGTAGTTGCTTTACTCTTCCGAATATTTTGCGCTTCGGTTTGTTTAGATAATTATCTGCAACGCTCCCATCATCTGATGAAAAGTTTTCAGATTGAACATTTACTCTAAGCGTATAAGTTGAATCTTTACACCTTAGACCTACTCTTGAAGCTGAAAAAGTTTTATTTTTAACTGTACCCTCGAAGATCTTTCTTTTTTCACTCATTGGAAGTTTTTCGTTCCATACCCACAATTTTACGACTGCATTTTCCCAGACTAAAACATCGAATATCCTATCAAAATAATAATCAGTGTTCTCAAGTGTCAATGTTGTATTAGCCTCAACAACAATTCCGACTTGCTCCTCGTCCAATTCTTTTTTTATTGGAGAGTTCGATTTTAAACGTCCGTCATAATTAACTTCCGATCCGTTTTCTAAATCATTAGGCAAGTCAATCGATGCTGTGGAGTAAAACATTCTATAAGATAAAATGACTCTGTTTGTTTTTGGCTCTGAATCGTCGCTCATTCTGACAAATAATTCATTGGTATTAGGATTATAGAAGTACGTTCCTGGAATCAATGTTTCATTTTCGTATTCTGCTAGATTAACTCCATTTTGAGACACTGTAGAAACAAAATGAGACACTGTTTTTTTATATATAGCTCCACTAACAAGATCAAAAGAAACTAACCTTTGTTTGGGCTCAACATGACAAAGGATAATATCATTCTTTATAGTGTTTTTTGATAAACTTTCAAAAGTCGCCATTTTTACCTTATTTTGTTTTTTTGTTTTATATCTAACTTCAATCTTTCTAATTCTTCTTTAATTTTTAATTCAAAGCGATTATGATCTGTTTTAGTCCATCTATCTATCAATCTTTCATCTTGTTTTATCTCTAAAATTCTTATTTTTTGATCCAGTAAATTATATCTAAAAGTATGTGATATCAATTTCTCGCTCATTGATGCTAATGAAATATTTAATTTATTGACACTAAATTGCATGTGATCTAGGGAATTTCCAAAACTGCTTAAAATAAAAAGGCATACCGCCATTAATATCGATGCAATTCCCTTGAATATATTTGATGCTAAATCTTTATTTTCCATTTTTTATCCCTTAAAAGTCCGTTGTTACTTCCATTGAATTGTGCTCAATTATAGTTGCGTGAGCTCTTGATCCGACAATTTCAACATTTGTTTTCGAGATTAGACTGACTGAAACCTGAGTCACGGCCGGTTTAAATGTGAATGACTTAACCAAAGTCATTTGAAAGTTATCTTGCTGACTTATGTCGAACTCCGTAGCACTTCCAGTTATCTCAGCTCCCAACGCTGTTAAAAGTGCAACTTTTGCCTTTTTTCTTATTGTTGTTGTGAAACTTGTTTGTAAAAAATGGACTGAATAAGTTATTGTGTAAAATTTGCTTGTATTCAATCCGGTAAAAGTTAATGCTGTTATTTGTCCTGTTGTTGAAAAATTCGCTCCCGAATATACTTTGTATTCGTATTTGTCGTTTGTTGCTCCGGCTGTGGCCCATGCTTTAGATCCTCCGACAATTGATAAGACTTGCCCTTCCGTTCCGTCAGCTATTTGCGAAATCGTTCCGGTTGATGCTGATAAAAGCCCAGAATAATCTTTTAAAATTACTGATCCTGTCCCTGTCGGAGCAATTTCTATATTTTGATTAGATTTTTTTGATGTTATTTTTTCAGCATTTAAAACCGTATCAGCTCCAAAGCATATATTAATCAAGAATAAAAAACCTATTACGATTATTAATTGTTTCATATTAAAAATTCCTACTTGATTCAACATATCTTTCAATTGATGAATCATAAGTTAATGTTAATTTGTCGTACTCTCCAAGAATTGCATCACCATTTAAAACACAACCGTATTGAGCATCATTGTGCTTTATTTCTACTGTGTTCGTGTCGCTAGTCCCTTGTAAAATTATTAATGCTCCATTGTTCGCGTTAGAATCAAAAGGCGTTAGAGAGCAAATTACTGGCCCTCCAGATCCGGCAAGTTTAAACAGTTGAGAGTTGTCAGCAAACATTTCTATAGTTCCCGATTCTGTTATTGTCTGGAGTGTTCTTATGGAAACACTTGGCAAGTCAGATCCAACCGGAGGAGATACGCTTGAAAAACCATCTGAAAAATTTAGTATTCTAGTTGTCATTTTATTAAGTCCTGTCTTAAAAGTTCATATATTCTAAAGCAAAATGGAGTTTCTAATCTTTCTTGTGATATTTCTGATCTTTCATTAAAAACGCTTTCATAGTCTCTTATCCAACCGATCTGATTTGATTCGCTTTGAGTGTAATCCGCTGCTGTTAGTTCTAGTGTATATAATCCGGCCTTAATCGTAAAATCATTAAAATTTAACGCTTTCCATATCCAAGCATTATTGTCTGTAGTTGACAGATCGCTCTTAATATCTGCACTTGTAAATGATTTCGATGCAATTACGTTATCACCTTTTTTAAAAGATAGGGTAAATGTCCCAAGTGGAGCTCCAATCATTGATATTTTTATTTTTATTGCTGAGATCGTACAGTTTCTATATGGTACGAATTCAATTTCTTGCTTTAATGTTGTTTTTAATGATTCTGATACAAAAACACTCATTATTTGCACTCTCTTAATGCTAGTGAAGTGTTAAAATATCCGGAATTAACATTTTCAACTAATAATGGCGAAATAAATCTATACATACCATTATACCTATTATCATTTGATACAATTCCATCAACCTCAAGAGGGAAGTAAATAAAACAAGGCTTAACTGTTGTGACATTATCGTAAGCATTTTGTAAAATATCCATTTCCGTTGAGTCCATTATTGAATAAGTGACGTTTGTTAGTTCTTTTCTAGTCGTTTTATAGTCAATAAACTCTTGGCCATATCTATTCGTCGATACATTTTTAAGATCTTTATTGGTGAAAGCCCAATTGTAGCCCACGCCATTAGTTAATATTTTATCAGATTTTCCAATAAACATATTCGCGAGCTCGCAATATCCTAAAGTCGAAGTACAGACTAATCTCCAATATCTATAACTTTGTTCTGTAAATTCTTTTATACCTATTCCATAAGTAGAATCTAGTTCAATTGTTGTTGTGAAGGCCGGACTCGTAAAATCTGTACTTCCATTAGCCTCTAAAGTTAATGAAGTTACACCAAAACCATTTTGCCAGTTAGAAACAATTGCGAATGAATCCACTGCTTCGATCATGCCTAGATCAAAGATTAAGCTATCACTATCACTTAAAGATCTATACGTTTTAGTTCTTCTATCATCATTTATATTTGAAATTGGATATTGAGCGTTCTCACTTGTAGCGGTAATAAGTGCCGAATCCACAAAGTTATTTGCTAGAAATTTTATCATGCTGTAAATCCTTCTTTTTGTTGTTCTCTCATTGCGACCGCTATTTCCCTTGAATCAATTTCAATTACGATCGGTCTATTTGCCAATTCGCTTATTGATTCTGCTAGCCCAGAGTTATTAGATCCCCCACCTTTAGAGTTAGCAAGATCAAACAAAGTTCTTTGTTGAGAGGCGTTTAAAAACATTTCTCCATTTCTAGCGTTAACCGTCGTATCATCATTTCCAAGAGTAGCTCCAGAAAAACCACCAACAACACCACCCGTCGCGAATGATGCCATTTGTGCCGCTTGCGCTGCCTGTGCTGTCGCTGCGATTCCTGCAAAAATACCACCGAGTACAGGCCCACCGATTCTCGAACCAAAATTAAATGATGATGCGATTGCCGGAGGTGTTGCGATTGCAATTTGTAAAATTCCGGCTGCTTTTCCAATTGCCGCTAATTCTTTATTTTTATTATTTGATAAAGATATTGCACTTGCAAAAAATGCTTGTTCGTCCCTTATCTCCAAAGCTCTTATTTGTTGTTTTGTTTTTGATCTATTTTGAGTTATTGCAATTTCGTTTTTCGCAAAGGCTGCTTGATCTGCCAAAGATCTTGATTCAAGATCAAAAATTCCTTTATTCTTTTCAAGTGCTGATTTTAACTCTATATCTGCTTTAGAATCATTAAAAACTTGTAATCTATTTAGAGCTTCTATTCTCTGTTCACTTCCTAGATCAATATCAGCAATTGTTAATTCCTCTTCTTTTGCTCTTTGATCTGCATTTAAAGTGTCTAATTGAGATTGAAACGAAAGCCTTTCCGCTAATATTTGTTCATTTGCTAGCCTTATTCTTTTAAGCCTTGGATCTTCCTCGTCAGATTTATCTGGAGTACTTTCACTTGCTATCTTTTTCCTTTGTTCTAGCAATGATTTAATTTTACCCTCTAATACTTCAATATTTATTCCGGCTTGTTTTATTGTGAAATTTGCGTCTTTATCAAATATACCTAGAAAGCCACCCAGAGATTTAGTTGCCTCTTCAGCTCCCTTTGCTGCCGCTTGCTGTTTATCTATAAAGCTTGCAATTTGTTTGTCTATTGTTTGCAGTGGAGTTTCTATTTCCGCTAATGATCCGGCCATTCTGGAATATACTCCAATGTAATCGGCAATAAATCCTATTCCGGCTGTTAACGTGTCCTTGTTATCAACTAAAACTTTTGTTAATTCTTGAAGAGATTCCGTTATTACTGTCGCTCCATTTATTAAACTTGGAGAAAAGGCGCTTCCAATTTCTGATTGTAATAAAAAGAAATTATCTTTTAATGTTGAGATTGCTCCGTTTAAAGTTTTTGCTTGCTTCCCGACTGCTCCCTCGAATATCCCACCGGCTTCAGATAGTGAATTAAAGGCTGTTTCGAATTCATCAAAACCAACAACGCCAGATGATACTAGATCTTTAACTTTTGATTCCGCAACGCCTAAAGATTTCGCTAGTGCTGGCCCTATTGGAATAGCTCTTTCTTGAAATTGTAATAATCTTTCACCGGTTAATTTTCCGGCTGCTGAAACTTGTCCGTAAATTAAAGCTACTTCTTTTAAGTCTGAACTTGATCCGGCAGCTACCTCGCCGATTTTTTGGATCCTTTCATTTACAGTATTAGCTTCAAAACCAAAAGACACTAACTGTGCCGCCGCCTCTGAGATCCCTTGTAATTGAAAAGGAGTTCCGGCACTGTAGGCCGTTAATTCAGCGTAAAGATTTGCTGCCTTTTCTTGTGATCCGGTTAATACTTCTAATTGTGTTTTTATTTTTTCAGTTGCCGCTGCAGCCTCAAAAGATCCAATTGCAAGATTTGCTAAACCTGCTCCGATCGCTTTGATTGCTCCACTTGTTGCAAGTGCCGCTAAATTTCCCTTAAAACTAGAAAAGGCTTGATCTGATTTTTTGACTGTATCTGCTGTATCTTTTGAAAAGCTTTCAACGCCTTTGGAGAGGTTTTTTAAAGCTTTGAGCGCTTCTTTTTCCTCGATAGTTATTTCAACACTTACCTTATTTTCTGCCATTTTTTCTCGCTTTTTGTTCGCGCTCGTTGTCTTTTTCTATTATTAAATTATGCACTAATCCCATGGCTTCTACAAATTTAGCCGGTTGATCCATTATTGAACCATCAAAAGGTAAGAGGCCTTTGTCATATTTAGGGAAATAATTAATAAGACTAGCCCAAAAACCATTATACTCGTTACCTATACACTTTTTATAGTTAATTCTTGGATTCCCTGTGTTATTTGCACTAGGTAAATAAAAGTGTCGAGATTTTGACGCATAGTAATTGCAAGCCATGTGCTCTCTATGTTTAGGCCATTTAACTTTATCTGAGCTGTATTTTTTCTTGCAATCTGTACATCTATACTTAGGCTCTGTAAGCGTTATAAACGTGCTGCAAATTTCCGCATAGTCTTTGTCAGATAGTGAAGAAATAGACTTAATACACTCGATTAGGTACATTACGACTGTGCATTTCGTACCTGTCGAGGCTATTACTTTCCCTTAGAAACAACCTCTAAAGAAACGCCATTTAATTTCTCTCCAGTAATAGGATCTGATAATTCTTGAATTCCGCTTAATAACTGCCAAGCTGCCGTCGTTAATTTGCCTCTTTGCTCTAAACTTAAAAGCTCGCTAACGCAATTATCTGTCAATTCATCATTTTGAAACTCGAGTTTATATTCCTCGCCGTCAAAACATTCTAGCCCCTCAACATTTTTTACTGCAAATTTCAAATATAAAGATTGAGCTTTTAAAAGATCATAATGATCTTCTCCATTTCTGATTGTAGTGCAATTCGAAAGCTCTATTTTCTGAAAGTGGTTTAATGGTGCAATTGTGAAAACTACATCACCAATAGTCAACTTGATCCTGTCTGATAACCTCAATATTTTAGCCATAAATTCTCCTTTTAAAGATCCTACATAAAAAAGAAAGCCCCGACAAATTTCTAGTTTATCGAGGCCAAAAGGAATTTTTATAGATCTACTTTGAGGAGTAGAATTATTTTTTTAGATAAATCCTAAAAATACTGAATCAGATCCAAGATTTTTATGACACTTTATTTCTACTGATTCTGCAATTATTCCGTCAACGTCTGAAACTGGAGTTGCTGTAATTTTCCCCTGTGGCAACCAATAAGCAACAACCTCGCTAAATTCTCCGGCAACGCCTGAAGGATTATAAGCATATCCGAAAACCGAAACATCTGTATTTGAGTTAAATTTATCCCAAGTCGCAGTTGTATCATTGTCTAGTAAATAAGGGTTAAAACTAAAAGTTGTATTTTGATCTGTAATTCTTGAAGAAATACGGCCATCAGCATCGCAAGCATCTTGAATGTAATTAACAGTATTCTCGATTGATAAACTTGCCTCTGTATAAGCTAACTTTGATCCACTTAACCAGACACAAGCTGAAAGAGTAACTGGAGGTAATCCGTCCGCTGAAAAGTCCGGAGAAAAACTTGCGTCCTCGTCAACTCTTACAATATCTAAACCTTGTAATCCAAAAGACATTTGCGGTAATTGTCCTACTGTCCAACCTTCAATATTTCCGCTTGTAGTTCTTAAACCTCTAACTTTTTGCTTAATTGCTCCAGATCCCATATTATGCTCGGCGCTAAATTTTATCGCGTTTGCTGTATCTGAGTAATACATAGTAACCTGACCAACAACAACGCTATTTGACGGCGCTCCTCCTTCTAGTGGAAAAGCTAATGTGATGCTTGTATTTGTTTCGACTGATGCAATCGGCCTACACTCAAAAGCCCCTGCCTCTTTTACAAGAACAATATCACCAACATTAAAATCTGTAGTATCGGCAAAATAAATCACTGTACTTGTATGAGTTGTATTATCGCTTGTTTGATCTGTGGTAATTTGCCTTTTTCCACCTAATAAAGATTTTAAAAGAACATCTAAACTTTGTGGAGTATCGCCCTCCGTAGAACTTGCCTTAAGCTCAACGCCTAAAGTCCCTGATGCTTCAGCAACTCCAACCCTTGAAGCTTCTTGCTCGGTAGTCCCTCCGAGTGTACTCCTAGTCAATTCTTCCCTAGTTTTATTGAATTCTAAAGAGTCGCTCAAAACCTCAACGTAATCCGTTGAGCCTGTCGGGGCATTGTAAGCCTCAGTCACTTCTTCTTTTAATGCAATTGTCGATTCATTTGATACTACGCCTATAGCCATTTTTCACGTCCTTGTTACGTTGTTTGATTTCTATACTTTATTGTAAAATTAACCTTCACTGATATTCCATTACTGTCTATCACTTCCGGATCATTATATTCTAAATCACTCACTAATAAAATATTAGCATTATTTAGTTTCTTTTGGAAAATTTCAGCATTAATCAGCTCGAAAAGGTCATAAATCTCTGAAAGGTTAGTTCTTTGATTTTCCTCACTCGACCTATTAACGAAACTTTTTGTCAATACAACAAAAAAATTGAAGTCCATAGTTAATGCTTTATTAACTCCACTTACTGATGATCCGCTCAAAGTACCAACGCCAAAACGATTATCAATGTTTTTGGAGTTATTTGCCTCCAAGTCATATATATAATCTAATTCTCTCCAAGTAGCCCCGAGAGTGTCAGCGATTTGCAATTGCAGTGAATTTAAAATAGATGAAACACTCATTTTCTCTTAATCTCCCCACCAAAAGAAACATCAGCTTCTATTGGACTTTTATTTCCATCATCATTTAAATCAACATTTAATCTAGTAGAATTAACTATATTCATGGCCAAAGTTTCATACCTAGATGATTTCTGAGAGTAAACGTCCTCGGTGCTGTCCGATGCTGAAAACATAATTTTAGATAATACTAAATAAGTACTTGCAAGCTTTACCTCTGAAATTTCCATTAAATCGAAGGCCGTAATATCTTGTCCCCAACCTGTCTCAACATTTATTTTTTCCTTGCCTATGATGTTCAAAGTTTGAATAATTTCGTCCCTAGCTGAAACGTGGGATAAAATATGCGAACCAGATCCCATTGGAAGATATTTGTCCACTTCGTAAAGTTCTCTTTTAAGATCTTGATCGTCAGAGAAAACAATATTTAAACCGATTATATCCATGATTGAAGTACTACTTGAAAAGTCTAGTTCATACCAAAATTTCTCAACTCCGTTTACAGTAGTTGATTCTTCATTTAAAAGATTTCGTTCAAAGTTAATAAAACCGCTTCTAGTGAATCCTTTTGTATCATCATTAAAACCGGTGGCCTCAGTAAAGCTTGAACCATTAAAATAATTAAGGCTTAAACTTGTCGCATTAATATTAGGATTATTAAATTCAACATAAAAAACATTAATAGGCTTATAAAAACCTATATATATTTTATCTTCATTTGAAGTGAATTCGATTTGAGCCTCGTCCCTTTGAAAGCTTGATAAGTCATTGCTTAAATCGGAAAAGACTCCGTTTTTATCATGCAATACATTTAATTTTTCATTAATTTTTATCATTTAACCACCTTGTTATATTAATATAATACTATCACAATAAATCTTGAGCCACCAAAGTGAAAGGCATCCTAGTGCATGAATAGACAACTCTACCAAAACCACCATCAATCATTGCATTAGTCATGTTACTGGTCATTACGAATGGCCCTGTCGTAGTTGTGGCAATGAATGTTTGACAATATGTAAAGGTATAATCCCAAGATCCCACGTTGCTAGCCCCTGCAATTAATTGAACATTATTCGGAGTTGTATTGTATACAGTCAATTGAACTTTTTTAGGTGATCCAGTTGATGTTGTTGTTTGCACTGCCCTCATACTGAAAAATATTTGATAAGTCTCACCAATAACTAGATCTTTAGTTTGAAAGACTATAACGAAATTTGTCGAAATATCAGTTGTTCTTTGAGCTAACTCGTAACCACCGTCAGAGATACCACCGGCAGCCGCTACCTCGTCAATTGCAGTTTTGACATTTGTTGCTGTTAATCCGCTTATTGTATTATCATAAGTTATTTCTGTCGAAGTTGTTGAATCTATAGTTTCCCATTTTGCAGCATCGTAAGTAACGTCAGAATTTTCTTCAATACACCTTACTGTCGCTCCATCAGACGGTCTAAAAACAAGATCACCTTCCGTATAAAAATCATCACTAACCCATGTAACGAATAAAGATCTTAAAGGTGGGTTAATATCATCTTTAGGATTTGCAGCAGTCCATATACCTTGACTTTGACTTAAAGTATAAGTCAATACTTGTCCCTCGGTAGGTGTAGTATCAAAATAGTTGCCTATATCATCCATGACAAAAACATCATTTGCCTTTACCCACAAAGTGACATTCCAAAAGAATTGAGCGGTGTGGGTAGCTATACAAGTATATAATTCAACATAATTTCCAGTTATTTTTCTTACAGTTTGTCCGGCAGTGTAACCACTAAAAAGATCCCACTGAGGAGATTCGTCACTTGGTTCGACCAATAATGATAATTTATATTCTGCTGTCGAGTCGAAAACTTCCGTATTACTATTTGATTCATATAATGATTTTATTTCCGATGCTGTCAAGTCTGCTGTCGCTCCACTTTCAATTCCATCAAGTTTTGTTCTGTCCGTTCCGGGGGACAGAGTTGTC